AAAAGTCGATGTCCAACCTGGCGAAGATCATGGAGAAGTCCATCTCCAAGGCGATCGGGAAGAAGGCGGCCGGCGGGATCGTCGGCGCGGCCGCGTCGGGTGGTCTGCGGGGCGGGCTGACGTGGGTGGGCGAGCACGAGCCGGAGCTGCTGGACCTGCCGGTGGGGTCGCGGGTGCGGTCCGGCCCGGACTCGCGCCGCATGGCAGCAATGGGCGGCGGCGGGGTGACGCGGGTGGAGTTGGAGATCCACTCGGGCGGCTCTGAGACTGACGAGTTCCTTCTGAAGATGATCCGCCGCGCTGTTCGCGTGCGCGGCGGCAACGTCCAACTCGTCCTCGCAGGGCGACCCGCATGAGGGAGTGATCAACATTCACCGGTACACCACGTGGAATGGCCCGATGGCCACCACCGCGGCGCAGGCCTCGGTGACGACTGGCACGGCCATCAAGACGATGCTGCAACTGGCCACACCCAGCACGCGGCAGATCCAGCTCATCAGCTGGTCGTTCACCCTCGACGACCCGCCGGGCGCCGACGCGGTCATCGAGCTGATTCAGACGGACGTGGCGGCCACGGTTGTCGCGCATGTGGCGTCTGGGGTGCAGCCGCTGGACCCCAACGCGCCTGCGTCGCTGCTGACGCTGAGCACGACCGGCACGGGCTACACGGCCTCGGCGGAGGGCACGACGACGGCGTCCCGGCTATTCGATGCGGTGGCACTGAGCTCGGTCTCTGGCGAATCCCCGCTCACCTACACCTACCAGTGGATGCCCGACGAGCGGCCCATCGTCGCCGTTTCAAAGTTCCTGCGGGTACGGGCAACGACACCGACGACGGCGGTAGACCTCCGCTGCAAGATCACCTGGGACGAGTGATTCATGCCTGGAGGTCTCGCAGCGCAGGTGATGGGCTGGCAGCGGCGCATGGGCGCCGTGGCCGGTCCCCTCAGTGCGTCCGGGGAGGCCAGCACCGGGCAGCCCGTGACGGTGGAGCTCCTCGTCAACGGCGTGTGGGTGGACATCACCTCGTACGTCATGGTCCGCGACGACCAGGGCCAGATCACCCTCACCAAGGGCATTCGCGACGAAGGCAACCAGACCGAGCAGGCCAGCGGGACGCTGACGCTGAAGAATCCGGACGGCCGCTTCACCCCGCGCAACCCCATGGGCGCCTGGTACGGGCAGATCGGGCGGAACCAGCCGATCCGGGTGAGCGTCCCGGACGGGATGGGCGGCAAGAGTTACCGGGTGTGGGGCGAGATTCCGCGCTGGCCTGCGTCGTGGGACCCGACGGGCAATGACGTGTGGACAGAAGTGAGCGTGAACGGGCTCCTGCAGCGTCTCTCGCAGGGCCCCACGCCCGCACACTCGGTGATCTACAACGCGATCACCGACCCGCTCAGCACGAACGTGGTGGCGTACTGGCCGTGCGAAGACCCCTCGGGCTCCACCTCGCTTGCCTCACCGCTCACTACTGGTTCGCCGATGACCTGGACGGGCATGCCCACCTTGGCGAGCTACGACGGATTCACGGCCAGCGACCCACTGCCCGATATCAGCGCCGCCACCCTCTCCGGCGGCGTCGGCGCCTATGCCGACCCCTCGGCCACGCAGATCAGGTTCCTCGTCTACATCCCCGTCACGGGCCTGGCGGACGGCAAGGTCGTCTGCGCGTTCGACCAGGTCGACTACTCCGCCGGATCGGCCCAGTTCTGGGAGCTGTACTACAGCACCACCACCGCCGCGAACTCGCTTGTGCTGCGCACCTGCGCGAGCGACGGGACGTTCCTCGGCATCGACCTGCCGCACACGATCGACGTACGCGGCCGCCTGCTGTACGTCAGCATCGAGCTGCAAGAATCCGGCACGGCCATCACTCGTACCGTCCGGCTCAAGGATGTCCGTACCGGCCGCGTGTACAGCGTCACGGACACCCAGAACGTCACCTCGCTGACCCGCATCACGAAGGTGCAGTTCGGCCCGGCCGCCCGCTCGGTGTCCGGGCCGGCAGGGTCGGCGTTCCTACCGGGGGTGGCGGTCGGGCACTGCACGGTGGAGACGGCAGTCACGCCGATCGACGCGCTCGGTATCCGTCTCAGCCCGATCGGGGAGACGGCCGGCCGGAGGATCCAACGTCTGTGCGGCGAGGAGGGCATTCCGTTCGACTGGGCGGGCGACCTCGACGACACGGTACCGATGGGCGCGCAGGGCAAGCAGAACCCGCTATCGCTGATGCAGGAAGCCGTCCTCGCGGACGACGGCCTCCTCTTCGAGAACTTGGCCGTGCTCGGCCTCGGCTACCGCACCCGGGCCAGCCTGTACAACCAGGACCCCGACCTGATCCTGAACTACAGCGGGTTCAACCTGGCCGAAGTCCCGGCCCCGGTGGAGGATGACCGCTACCTCGCCAACAAGGTCACCATCAGCGTGGGCGGCGTCACCGCGACCTACGAGGAGATAGACGGGCCGCTATCGACGGCGCCACCGCCGGCCGGTGTCGGCGTCTACGGGCCGAACGCGGACTCCGCGCTGACGCTGAACCTGGCCACTTCGGACACACCGACGCTGCTGGACCATGCGGCGTGGCGCGTCCATCTCGGCACGGTCGACGAGGCGAGGTATCCGCGGATCTCCGTGAACCTCTCGCACTCCTCGATCACCCTGGACATGCGGCGGGCGGTCCTCGGGCTACGGATGGGCGACCGGATGCAGGTCGTCAACCCGCCTGCGTGGCTGGGTGGCGACACGATCGACCAACTCATCCTCGGCGTCGAAGAACAGCTCACCCACTTCGAGCACCGCATCACGTTCACCTGTGCTCCCGCGAGCCCGTACAACACGATCGGCTACCTCGACACCACGACAGCTCGGATCGACACAGATGGCAGCCAACTCGCCGCCGACCTCGACTCGACCACGACGAGCGTCACCGTGGTCACCACCTCGGGCCCGGGCTGGGTCCAGTCCGGGCAGCTCAACACAAACCGCGGTTTCGAGACCGACCTCAACAACTGGACCGCATCTGGTGCCACGCTCGCCCGCGTGCCCACGCCCGGCACGCCGCCGTTCGTCGGATCGTGGTCGATGCAGATCACCCCAGACGGGGTCTCACAGTTCCCGAACGCGGGCTCGGAGCAGATCGCGGTGACGGTGGGCCAGCAGTACACGCTGTCGGGGTGGCTGCTGTGCGCGGTGTCCCGCAACGTCGACCTCAACGTGAACTGGTTCGACGGGACTCATGCGTACCTGTCGACCACGGCCAACGACCAGCAGGTTGTAGCGAACACGTGGACGTTCTTCCAGCAGACCATGACCGTTCCCGTGGGCGCGGTGTACGCGAACCTGTCGCCGACCGTGCCGAGCTTCCCGCCGTCCTCGAACGTGCTCTACGCCGACGAGATCGTCTTCCGACTCGCCAGCGACACCACCAACGATGACCTGCCCTTCGACATCCGTATGGGCGGCGAGGTGATGCGGGCAGGCGCCATCACGCCGGCAGTACTGGATACGTTCACCCGCACCGTCGCGAACGGCTGGGGAACCGCCGACACGGGACAGACGTGGACCACATCGGGCGGCTCGGCCGCCGACTACTCCACCCAGGGCACCGACGGCGTGCATTCCTTGGGCGCCATCAACAGCAACAGGTTCACCCTGGTCCCGTCCCCGACGGCGGACGTCGACCTGCAAATGGATGTGGCAACGAGCGCTCTCGCCACGGGCGGCCCGCAGTACACGCACCTCATCGCGCGGGCCACCGACGTCAACAACCACTACAACGCGCGCATCGCGTTCAACGCGGACCAGTCACTCACGCTGGTGCTGGAGAAACGTGTCGGCGGCGCCCAAACCGACCTCGCCACCGTGCCCATTCCAGGGACCCACGCTGCGGGCGTCTTCTTCACCCTCCGCTTCCAGGTCCAAGGGGCCACGCTGCGGGCCAAAGCGTGGCCGCGTGGTCAGGTTGAGCCGCCCATCTGGCAGGCGACTGCCACCGACACCTCACAGACGGCCGCCGGATCGATCGGCGTCCGCTCGATTCTCGACGGCGCCAACACGAACACGCTGCCCGTGACGTTCACGTACAGCGTTTTCCAGCTGCTGAACCCGCAGACGTTCACCGTCGCCCGCTCCATCAACGGCGTGATCAAAGCGCATTCCGCTGGCGAGGACGTACGGCTCGCCTACCCGACCATCCTCGCCCTATAAGGAGCGCTGACGTGCCTGAGGCCTTTCCGACACCGTTGGCCGGACAGCGGCTCACTGCGGCCCTGCTCCGGTCGATGCAGCCGCAGACGCTCCGCAAGCCCGCGGACACGCCCCGCTCGTCGACGACCACGCAGACAGCGGACCCGCACATTCAGATGGATGTCGTGGCGGGCGGCGTGTACACGTTCGACGGCTGGCTGACGTATGACGGCTTGCCAGCCGCTGATCTGGTGGTCGGGTTCAGTGTGCCGTCGGGGTCGTCTGGCACGTGGGTTGGGCATGGCGGCGGTACGACGCTCACCTCGGCCACGGGCGCCGGTGGCACGCAGCAGGATGCGATCTCCACGTGGGGCTACACGATCCGGTTGGAGTCGACTCCGATCTCGGCGACCCGCACGTATGGCGGGCTGGGGGTGGGGACGCAGTTGTCGGTGTTGGTCGACGGCACTTTGCGGGTCGGGGCGACGGGGGGGACGTTCGCGTTGGCGTGGTCTCAGAGTGTGTCGTCCGCGACGGCTACGACGCTGTACACGGATTCATTTATTGCGGTCCAAAGGGTCGCCTGAGCAGGAAGTGGGCCCATGGCCAACTATGTGATCACTGGGAAGAACGGATCGGGTGAGTCGGTCGTGTCGATACAGATCGGCTCGATCAGTCAGGAGGGCACGGTCGTGCCTGAGTTGGACGTCGTGAACGCTGTCCGGGCGTTCCTTGGCACGGTGTCTGGGATCGGGTCGGTGGTGGCGCAGAAGTTCGAGCAGGTCATCACCAACGTCTGACCCACCCCTGCGCCGATTCACAGGGGGATACAGCAGCCCGCTAGGCGAGACGAACCGTATCGTCTCTACTGTCACAACGAGGAGCACGCCGCTCGCTCCTGGCTCAACGCGAAGGGACTCTGACCATGGCCGGATCGGGACCGCAGAAGTACCCGGGCGCCAACACCGCGCACTGGTGGCAAACCAGATGGGGCGGCGACCTCATGGAGGTCAACGTCGCCGTCGTACACACCACCGAAGGCGTCGGCCTCACCGACTACGACGGCGGCGCGATGGCCCCCAACCTCACCGCCGTCGCGAACTTCGCCCGGCAACGCCTCGACTGGTACCAGCACTTCGACATCGACCGGTCCTCCCGCGCCCTGCAAAACCTCGCCGGCGGGGTGCAGACGAACACCCTGAACGTGGCGCAGGTGGAACTCGAAGGGACCTGCGACTACTCGAAGCGCGAGAAGTGGGGCAGCCGCGTCGCGGGCAAGGACTACATCTACTGGGGTGACCCGCCGGACTGGGCTCTCCAGGATCTCGCGGACTTCCTGCACTGGCTGAACGCCAACCACGGGGTGCCGCTGTCCGGACCGCCGATGTGGCTGAACTACGGGCCAGACTCCCGGCGCCCGGGCGTCACGCCCGCGTCCTACGGGGCCAGCCCGGCCCGGATGTCCTTCGCGGAGTGGAACTCCTTCAAGGGCGTGTGTGGGCACCAGCACGTCCCCGAGAACGACCACGGCGACCCCGGCGCTCTGCCGTTCGCCAAGCTCATCGCCCTGGCCAAGGGCCAGCCCGTACCTGAGGAGGACGACATGCCCACTCCCGCCGAAGTCGCCAAGGCGGTACTGACCCTCGACGGGGTGATCTCCGTCCCGGGCGCACCGGCCACTAACCCGACGTGGACCCTGAGTTCGGTCCAGACGGAGATCCTCAAGCGGATCGACGCGGTGCGTACTGCGGAGGCCGCGCAGACCGCGGCGATCACGAAGCTGGCCGGACTGGTCGGCACCGGTGTGGACACGGCCGCCGTGGTGGCCGCGGTGAAGGTGGCCATCGCAGAAGCGGTGGTCAAGGTGAGCGTCGACGTGACCGGCGCTGGAACGAAGGGGTCCTGAGCATGCGTATCTTCGGTAGAGAGCCCGTCTACATCCTCGCGTTCATCGCGGTGTGTCTGAAGCTGAGCGCCGCCTACGGCCTGGACGTCTCGGTCGAGGAGCAGGGCGCCATCATGGCCGTCCTCTCCCTCATCGTGGCCGTCGCCACCGCGATCGTCCTGAAGACCGGTGCGGTCGCCGCGTCGATCGTGAACCTCGCGCAGGGCGTCCTCGCCCTCTTCCTCGCGTTCGGGCTGCACATGGCCGCGCAGACGCAGGCGCTGTGGATGCTGGCCGTCGAGGGCGGTGTCGCGCTGATCATCCACCGCGAGGTGACGGCCCCGGTCCCGGCGCTGCGGATAGAACAGTCGAGCCCCGTCAAGCCGTCCGCGCCTCAGGGCGTCTAGGGAGTCCTGTTGGACGCCACCACCCTCGGCGCGGTCCTGGCGTTCGCTGGCGTCGTGTCCGGCTCGGTGGTGGCGTACATCGGGAAGCGGGGTGAGACCCGCAACTCGCTCACGGAC